ATTGGGTTGTGTTTAACTCACATGAGAAAATGCTTCGCAACAAGCAGGGTGATGAAAGCAAACAACGCGAACTGTGGCAGCTTGAAAAGAAGGTGGCTGATTTAATCAACGAGGGATTCATTACCAACTTCGATAATTTAATATCATACCTTAGAAAACAATATTCAAAAAGGAACTATCCTGCCGTGTTCCAATTACAGCAAGAAAATACAAATTTTATCCACTATAAATAATAAATCAATATGGAATTAGTAGAATTTATGAGCAACAAAGAATGCGTTGTAGAAACATTCAAAGTAAATGGTCTTATTGCAAAAGACAATACGGTAACAGAGAAAGGTTTAATGGCTATACAGTTCTATTTAGATATGATAGAGCAAAAGAAGCCAGAATTAGAAAATTGTCAAACGGCTTATATGTCATGTAGTGAGGTGGAGGAATGGGAAAAGAAAAACGCTGCGGCTTCGGTAAGTTTTGACAGCGGAGGGGTAGTCGAGTTTCTCCCGATAGAAATGTTCTCAAAAGATGCTAAAATAGAAAAGGGAGGTGGCATAAAAGGTATGCTTATTTCAATGTGCGATTGCGCATGTGAAGATGAAATATCCGAAATAGTATCTTCAAATGATGAAATTCGTAAATTGAGAGATGCGCTTAACAAATATCTCGAAAGCTGAATACTTTTGGCTAAGAGTGGCAAAATGCACAAAATAAAATTGGGCTGACTTTGGA